GGGGCGGGCGGCGGGGGGCCGCCGCCGGGGGGGGGCGGCTGGCAGGCCGGGTGACGGCCTACACGCTGCCACTGTCCGACCCGAGCGCTGACATGCGCATCGATATCGACATCCTGGAGGACTGACCATGGCTCGTCGGGTGACGCCATCGCTGCTGCTCGACACCGCCCCGAGTACGCGCCGCCAGCCTGGTGGCGGCAGTATCTCGATGCCGTCGTCACCGGTGTCCTGGACCTACGGCAAAATCACTGCCACGGCGGCCACGGACACGTCGCTACCGCCCGGCTGGGTGGAGGTAGGTATCCCCTACGGAAATCCTGTTAGCCGGGCTGTGGGCGAGTCTGACGGCATCAGCACATGGATCGGCGCTAGGGTCATGGTCATCCTGGACACCACTGGCAGGGTCATCAAAATTAGTGACCCGATCGCCGAGCCCGGCCCGGATGATGAGGTCCAGCATCTCGGCCAATCTGGGCGCCGCCTGAAAAAGGCTCTCGACGACGCCGTGAAAGCCCAGCGGGCCGCAGACCAGGTGCGCGATAACGCTAGGGACGCGGAGAATAAAGCTACCCAGGCAGCTAAAGACGCTGCCAAAGCACTCAAGATCGGGGAGGCTAACCGCCCACCCCATGTCGGGCCTACTGAGCCGGAGAAGCCTGTCCTCGGCATGCTCTGGTACCCCACACGTGAGGACGGCGCTATCACCGGGGCGAGGCTATGGGACGGGGAGAAGTGGCTGCCTCGCCCTCTCGTCGCTGACAGCGTGCTCGTGCCCGGCTCCGTGGGGGACGCATCCATCAAAGATGGAGCGATCACGGCTCCCAAGATCTACGCCAGTAAGGAGTTGTCTGCCAAGATCGGTGCGTTCCTCGAGGTCACCACCGACATGCTCACCGCCGGGAACGCCACGATCCCCGGTACCGCCGTCGTCGGTGACCTGATCGGTAACCGGCTCATGGGCGGCGAACTTTCCCTGCTCGACTCCGAACCAGCCACGCAAACGCAGACCGCCGACTTCCGCAACGGCGCCGAGGGCTGGAGCGCTAACACGTCGTACCTGAAGTCCATGGTAATGGATCAGGGCAACGGGGAATTGTCTTTCAGACTAGCCAAGTTGGAGGGCTTCCAGGACCCCCCACCGTATATCCCGATCGCTGACCACACGGGTATGTTCGGCCCCACTCAGGGCGGCATGGGAGATATCACTCTGACGCTAGAGCTGAGCATTGCAGGCCCGGCATCAGAAACTGGAAGGGTGGTCTGCTTACTCCAGGACGGCACCATATTTACGACAGAGTTTTCTGCTCCACAGAACACCCGTACCCCAATCGTCATTCAGATACCCGAGAACAAGCGTCTTGCTGACGGGAAGAACATTACTGTCTTCCTGTCTTCTAAGAGCGTGTCTTTCCGGATGAAAATCCACTCTATGACGTGCTCGTGGAAGCCGCTTCTCAAGTCCGGGATGCGCATCTTCCGTGACGCCAAGGGCGTGGCGAAGATCGAAATCTCGGACACTATCGGCGGCGTCACCACACTGGACAGCTCTGGTATATCCTACCGCCCCGTCGGGGGTGTGGACAGCACTAGACGGTGGAAGACGTTCACTACACCGCCGCTACTCAGTACTGTCGTACGGAAGGGGACGGGTGGCGCTAAGGGCGACCAGTGGCGTAGCTTCGTACCCAACCAGAACGGTGAGTGGGAGACTCTAAACCGCGGGGGATTCGTCGTCACGGAGAACGGTTTCCAGGTCCCAGCGGACGGCTTCTACCGGCTCTCAGCGAACGTTTGGTTCCGGGCGATCGAGCGGTACACGGTGGGCGCCGGAGTGGTGACTCAGGGCGGTATCGACGCGCTGGGATTGTATACCTACGGTGAGACCGGCCGGAACACGTGGCGCAACATTTACACCACAGGCATCAGGCGGCTGACTGCTGGGACGACGGTGGCGCCCGCCTTCTACCACGACTTTGATGGGTTCTGGGCGATTACGGATCTGTCTTTCAGCGCAGAATTCCTGCATGACGCAGACTAACGGGAGAAAACATGCCTCAGACTAGATGGACCGGGAGTGCAGTACCTGCTGCCGGAGATGATTTACTCGGCGCATGGGATGCGTACGATGACTCGTTGGGTCGAGTGCTGCACGCTCCGTCCCTGTCGGCGGCCAGGGTGATGCTCGCGTCCGCCCCTCCAGGAGCTGTAACTCCCGCGAAACCGGCGGTGTTCGTCATCAATCGCTTACTCTATGTCGCTGACGGGAATAAGGCTGCCAATGGCGAGTTCACGATTAACCCGGCGAATAGTTTCAGTGGCGTCCTGTGGCGGCATTGGGATAAGACTGATGGGCGCGGTCGGCCGACGTCGGATCATAAGACTTACACGTGGGGCACGGGCACGATCTATATTCCGGTGAAGTCGTTGCTTGAGTTCACTCTGGATGTGTGCGTGTCCATCGTCCATTCTGATTTCCAGACCGACGCCCAGAAGGACGTCGCTGTCGGATCTTATTTCTTTGGCTTTAAGCTTGATGACGCTGGTATCTGGCAGACAGAGAGACAGTACAATCGCACTTTCGCCACGCATCAACTCCGGTGGGTGCAAGAGGTCGAAAAGGGGACCCATAAGGTCGCTTATTCCACTTCAGGATCGTACGGAGTAGACCCTTATTGGCATTTTGATGGAGGCGTTTTCCCGGGAACCCGTTTTACTGTCTCCTCTCTGGGGGCGACCGATTGATGGGCATCCCGAGCAAAGAAGACGTCGCAGCCTACCCGTATGATGAGCTGTTCGAGCTGTACCACCGAGTGAAGGCTGAGCTCGACCGGAAGCGTCTGGTCCGTGAAGCGGAGATGCAGCTGAAGGACCTGACAGAGCGCTACAAGAATGCGATCTCCGACGTACCGGCCAAAGACATCAAGGATCTCCCGCAGGGTAGCGCTATTGGTCCCGGCGGAAAGCTCATCATCGACGGCGTCGAGTGGACGAATTCCAGCGGCGCTTTCCTCTCGCCACATACGGCCGGGCCGAAACAGTACCCGCAAGGGTGGCAGCGCACCGGCGCCTCGACTCCCAACCCTGCTGCTGTCCCTCTGTGGAAAATCGACACGCACTACAATGTGGGGGACGAAGTCAACTACGCCGGGAAAGTTTTCAAATGCCTGCAGGCGCACAAGTCGCAATCGGATTGGACGCCTCCCGTCGTGCCCGCTTTGTGGGCGACGGCATAAGCCCATTCATTCCTGAAACAACTGAAAGGAGCGCGGATGCTCTTAACGTTATTGATGGCGCTATTGTGTGGGGAGGTGAACGCTCATGAGTGTGTCTGAGTATGCGGCATCCCAGATGAGGTATTGGTGCGATACCAACGATTTTGGCGGTATCGGCTACAGCCAGGCCAACCGCTGGTCCGCCTACGACGCATCTGATTGGGATGGCTGGCTTCGCGGTCCCGGCGAATCTGATTGTAGCGCAGGCGTGGCTGGTGCTTGGAATATTGCGTTCCACCACGAGAAGATTGACGTTCCGTTATTCCCCCGTGATTCTTATACGGGCAACTTGATCGACTACGCCCTGCAGCGCGGCTTCGTTGATATCAGCGATTCCTGGACCGGGAATATCCCCGCTGGAGGGTTTCGCCACGGCGATCTCCTGTTCGCTCCAGGCCATGTTGTCATGATGACGGACCCCAACCCTGACTACCCTTACCTTTCGGAGTTCTGGATCGATGCGGCGGGCGATATTCTGGGCAGCGATGGTGCTGATGGTTCTAGTGCTGATGACACTGGTGGCGAGTCCCGCACAATAGCGTATTTCGACCACCCGTACACTCGGAATGCCTTATGGACCGCCTGTATCTCATATCGCGGCCCTAGCGCCCCGGATGAGCTGTCCTCCTCTGAGGACATCGCACTCCTGGGAGAGATTCGTAATGCTTTGCGTTACGGCAAGGCGAACTCTCACCCCGCAGGAGACGTCATCTGGGCGGCTGACGACATTCGTCAAGACGTGAAGGCCGCCGGAGAAAACTGGTCTGCTATTGCCCGCGATATCGCCGAGATCAAGGAGGTATGCCGTGGCTGAGAACAGTGTCCGCATGTCCGGTATCGATATCAGCACGCACCAGTCCGGAATCGATATATCCGCTACCGGCGCCGACTTTGTGATCGTCAAGGCGACCGAGGGCAGCGGCTATGTGGATCCAGACTTCCACCGCCACGCCCAAGCGACCATTAATGCCGGCAAGTTGCTGGGGCTGTACCACTTCAGTTGGAACAGCGCCAACAGTGTTGAGGAGGAGGTCAACACTTTCGTTGACGCCATCCGGCCTTATATCGGTCAAGCACTCCTCGTGCTCGACTGGGAAGACCCGAACGGCGCATACGACGTCGGCTTTGCTCAGGCCTGGCTTGAGCAGGTCGAGGCCCGCACTGGTATCACCCCGGTCATCTACATGTCGGCTTCGGTCGCCAATGCCTACTCGTGGGAGAGGGTGGCGGCCAAATACTGGCTGTGGGTGGCAGGCTACCCCGGCTGGGCTCCCGACTACCTCGACACCCCTGACTGCCCCTACGCCCCGCTCGGCCACGGCTGGTGGGTACTCATGTGGCAGTACACAGACGAGGGACGTGTTCCTGGCTATGGCGGGAATGTTGACCTCAATGTTTTCTACCGATCCGACTACAAGTGGAAATCACTTGCTGACCCCAATCACTACAACACTGATGGAGACGATTTAGACATGTCTGAGAACACCGACCTGCTTCGCGAGATCCGCAACGCCCTGCGCTACGGCAAGGCCAACTCCCACCCGGCAGGGGACGTCATCTGGGCCCTCGACGACATCCGCGTCAATACCCAGAAGGCGCTTGCCGCTCAGGAGGCCCTGAAGGCTGAGGTCGCAGAGATCAAGGCCAGCCTCGCCAAGGGCAACGCCCTGGAGAAGTGACCTAACCCCCACCCCCACCCTCAATAGGAGAATCCTATGGATGCTGTGACTGCTCTTGCTACCGCCCCGGCCGTGCTCGCACTGGTCACTCTCGCTAAGGACCTTGGCCTGCCTACACGCTACGCCGCCCTGACTGCGGTCGTGCTGGGCATCGGCCTGTCCACCGCCGACTACGCCCTCGGCGGTACCGGCATCTACGCCGCCATCACCTCTGGCCTCACCCTGGGCCTCGGTGCCGCCGGCCTCTACGACGCCGCCAAGATCGTCAAGCCCGAGACTCCCGCCCCTGCAGAGGTCGTCGAGCGCCAGACGGCATGACCCCGGCCCCACACCCTGTGGTCCAGGTGCTCACCGCCCCGGAGGTGCTCACCGCGGCCACAG